CGAAACGAGCCGCTGGATTTGCGCAATTACGCAACCGCGGCTCTTGCTATTTCTCGCCCTGTGCTGAAAAAACCGGATGCAGACGGAACGCCTGCCCAGCCGGTCAAGAAATCACGGGGCCGTCGTCAGCTTTCGGGAGGTATCTAAATGGCAGGAATTACGCTGGAAACGGCACAGAAACAGCTTGACCTTTGGATTGCCGCCGAGGAAAAGGTGACACACGGGCAAAGCTACCAGATCGGCAACAGGTCATTGACCTACGCAGACCTGACGCAGATTGGAAAGCGGATTGATTATTGGTCGAACAAGGTGACGGAACTTTCTCAGCAGAGAAAGGGACGGAACCGGATGGGGCATTTTGTGCCGCGTGACC